TGGTAATCTGCCTACTCTCAGCTGTTCGACATGTTCCGTCCAATTTTCATTGTGTTCATACCAAGATGCTGGGGCGTTTACTTCAATCCCTATAAGAAGGTTGCCGCTTTAAAAAAATTAGAGGAAACGGCTCCTACAGTTTAATAATCGAATCATAGTATTTGTTTTTTTTAGATTGCGGTATGCATCTTTATACTATGAACACAAAAGGGCCAAGACGCTAGGCGACCTGACCCTTTAAAATTAGACGGTTACTGCTGAGTAACGTGCTGAGTTAACAACATCCAGCATCATAGATACTGGGCTTAAATCCTTACCAGCCAACAAGTTGGTTAGCAACGCTGGGCTGAAACCAGACACCAACGCTGTACCATCTTTGTCGAAGTGGACTGGGAAGTTCTCATTTCTGGACTGAATGTTCCAGTAGACAACCTTTGGCATTTTGTACCCAGCTTCAGCATACATTTTTTCAAACATTTGCTGAGCTGAAAGTCCAATATTACCACGAGTTCCACGGTTGAACTCCATGTCTGACATAATCAGAATCATGGTTGGCATTTCTTCCGCAGATACGTTAGAAGCCTTAGCTTTTTGAAGTATCAAACGGAATACCGCCTCAACATTGGTTGACATCGCCCAATCAGCATTTGACAACTGATTGTATCTCTCTTGCAAATTACCACTAAGGATTTGCAATTGAGGGCTGTCCGAGAAGGTAACAAACGCATCCTTGAAAGGACCAACGTTTCTTTCAGAGATGTACAATCCCAAAGAGACCGCAACATCCATACAAGTAACATTAGGGTTGTTACCAGCTGGGCAACACATAGAACCAGACACGTCAACTACTGGCAAGAATCTTTCCGCATTACCTTCAAGGTAATTTGGAAGCGCATTCCATTGTGTGTTAGCACCAGACTTGTCACCAAATCTTAAGTTCTTCACAATGTCGTATGGGTATACGGCACCAGCGTTGATTTTAGACTCACCCTTGTTAACACTTTCCAAGTAAGCACCGAAACGCTCTTGGTCGTGTTTGCTGAACGCTTTCATCAAGTCGCTCATAGCCTTTGAAGGCAACTTAGAGTACTCAATAGTTGACCACTCATTAGCACACATTAATTGCTCAACGGTGTTAGAGTTTTCAACAAGCAATTTACGGTATTCCTTTGGAGAAAGACCCAAGTGCTTTCTAAGAGCAGCAGACCATCTTTTCTTTTCACGGTTACTAACGTTAGGACGTGGCATCCACTTGGCACAAAGACCATTCTTGTCTGCCAAACCTTTAGCGATAAGGTCAAGAGCCTCCTTTTCAAGAGGTGTTCCAACCAATACCAAAAGGTCGTCCCATCTACCGAATTCTGAAATCAAGTGAAGGTTCTTAGCCAACACTTCCTTACGATTAGCCGCAAGATATTCAATGATGTCACGGAAGATTTTTCTTTCCCCAGCTCCACCACGAACGTCACGTGCCCAGAACAATAGCTTCATAGCTGTCAACGGATTCTCACCGAATGCTTTTGTGAAAGCATTGATAAGACGGCTCTTATCCTGTCCTCTCATTGCACCAATCTGGAAAAACAAGTTTACACATTGGTTAAGAGAAGATGAGTTAGTCACCATACCGTTTTCAGTAAGTGAATCGTTTGTTTGCATTGCTGCTAATAAAGTTTTCATAATTAAGAACAAAAAAGGGCGATTCCTCACCCCATTTTGTTTTCTTATGAAACACTATTTAGAAAGGCAAATCATCGTCCTCTGCTTCAACTGTTACAGCTGGTGCAGAAGTAGCTGTTTGAATGTTGGCCTTTACAGTTTCAACACCCATTGTCAATTCAGACTCAAGGTGACTAGCTTCTGATTCGTTGCTAGTCAAAGAAGCTTTGTCAACAAAGGTCTTCTTTTCTTTGTCCCATACTGGCGAACCACCTTTAACGATGATTTCCAAGTAATCGTAAGTCTTAACAGCGTAAACATCTTCCCATGTTCTTGTGTCGCTCAACCAAGTCTTTGATTGTTCAGCGTCTTCTGAAAGTGGAGTTGGGTCCAAAGATGCTACAGCTGATACAACTGGAACACCATTTTGGTTTCTGTTAATTGTAAGCAACAAATCACGACCATTCTCAGCGTTGGTAACGTCTTTCTTGATTGCGTTCAACACACCGATGATTTTGTCGTAAATACCTTCTTTACGATAGTCGTGGTTAAATCTCCAAAACTTAACACCATCAGCTTCGTTATCTCTGTCGATAAGCTTTACAACGTACATAAGTTTTGCGTTGTATTTCTTAGCCAATTCTTTGTCTGACTCTTTACCAGTAGACAATAAAGCTTCACGAGCTTCGCAGAATGGGCAAGCTTCACCTTTTTCATGCTTCAAGCAAGCGAATGTTTTCCATTCACCATCAACTTGAACCTTGTGGCCGTACATTTCAACAAATGGACTTGAGCCATCGGCAGTAGGTAGGATTCTTATTTGTTTTGTTGCAGACTTAACACCTTCTTTGATAAAGGTATTGAAGTAGTTTTTAAGGTCATAAACCTTTTCACTTTTCTTTTCGTACTTAGGCTTGTTGTTACTTTCGTACTGTTCTAGCATTGCGGCTAGTGCGTTCTTTTTTTC